GAGGAGGCAGAGGAGGCAGAGGAGGCAGAGGAGGCAGAGGAGGCAGAGGAGGCAGAGGAGGCAGAGGAGGCAGAGGAGGCAGAGGAGGCAGAGGAGGCAGAGGAGGCAGAGGAGAGGCAACGCATACAGGCAGAAGTTAATAAGACATGGGAGCCTATACTCAAAGACGCTAACTCAGATAGGAGATCAGCGTAATGTGGGTGCCCGGTTTGCAGCCTTGTCTGTCGTGTCCTCTACCAGCACAACGCAAACGTAGGCCTAAACGAACAAACATTCATGGGCCATCATTGCTGCTCGGCGTTTTTATTGGGTTGGCGTCGTCAGCTTTGGTGGCCTTAGCCATCTTTTACCTGATTACGCCGGAAACGCTCAAGGCGTTCTGGCAGCTAACAACCTTAGTAGTGTATAGATAGGAGAATTATAATGGGGAGCAAAAAGAAACAACCAGAGGAAAAAATTATACACGAACCAACGCCGCTGCCGTCATCATTCGGCGAAGATCTAGCTAACGAGCCTGAACGCGGCAAGGCTAAAAAGTTGGCTACATTCGGCTACTTGGACACGGAAACAGCGCCGACGCTAGACCCTAAAACGCGCCAAGCAATAGAGGAGTCGGTCGTCATACCTTCGAGTTACAAGAAGCCTGAGTCTATAGCTGACTGGTACGCCAATGTAAAGCCCAGTTTAGTAGAGAAGGAACTCCTCAAAACGTCGCTCAGTGGTGGTCTGGGGCGCTTAGTCGTCCTAGCTTTTGCGTTCGACAACGAGGAACCCATTGTGTTATCCCGTGAGGTCCTTATTGACGGATTTACGTCAGCCGGTTTGAAGGAAGACGCCTTAAGAGAAAAGGCCATGCTTGAAGACTTTTTCAGCATCGTGGCTGGCATCAACCCCGCGTACTGGGTAGGGTTCAACATAGGCGAGTTCGATCTTAACTTTCTGTGGAAGAGGTCGATCGTGCTGGGCGCTGATACGCACGGCTTCAACTTCCACCAACGCAAACGTTACGATGACGCCGTGATAGACTTACGCCCGTGGTGGTTCAGCTACCACCCTCAAAAAGGTGAGACCCTCGACGAAATGTGCAGACAGCTAGGCATCGAAATCGACGACTCAATCACAGGCGCTGACGTGTGGGAACGCCTAAAGCTGGGTGACGTAGACGCCGTGGTGGATCATTGCGTTGCTGACATACACAGAACAAGAGAAGCCCACATAAAACTTAACGCGATATAGGAATCTGGCCTGATGTAGGGGGGTACATGTTTCTATGGCAAGGAAAATACTTTCTCTTTGTTCAAGAGCGTACCTCCCGTACTTTATAACCTACCAAAGAACACACACAGGAGAAAAACGACATGAATCTTAAACTGTTAGAGGTACTGTTAAGGGTGCTGCCATATCTGGCTATGGCTATAGGTGAGATGCTCAAGTTGTCAGACGACGAGGCGAAGGGTAAACCGGCGTCGGTCGGCGCTGCTGCCTTTGGTCGAGACGTGGAAGGGTTGGTGGAGGTAGTGAGAAGCCTTCAGATGATAAAAGGTGGCAACCTAAACACGCTGGCAGCCATATACGCACTACTGAATGACGACGACTTCAACAGCCTAGTAGAAGACATAATACAGACGGTGAGTGAGGCAGTACAGGCTAACGCACCGAATGACGGAATACTAGCCAACTTCAGCAACAGTGACTGGGAGGCGGCGAACTACTATGAACAGTCCCTCTGGGGGGCGCTCAGATCCTGCAAGTATGGCGGTCCTTCTAGGCTTAAGCTGGACCAAGTAAAAAGAGGTATAACGGAGTCGATAGGTAGGGCTATAAGAGCAGCCAAGGAAGACGATGACACGTTGAACGAACGGTTGAAGTCATCAACGGAGAAATACCTGGAACAGGTGGACGCAACACATAGACTGCTGGGGATGCCCGAACATGGCGGCATGTTGGACGATGAACCAGAACGCTGGAGCATAGAGACCACTGCTAATGTGTCGCAGCCAAACATACAGACAGCCCTGGACAACCTAAGCATAGGTGACCCTTGTCCGGTATACGGGTGCGTCGGCGTGATGGATGTGCGGCGCGTAGATCCTTGCATTTGCCACACGGGTAACCCGCCTTGTTCGGCATGTACTGACGCCCCGCTGCTATGCAGTGAATGCGGCTTTAACCCAGACGCAGACGACCTGGACGAACTAAATAGGCTGGCTCTGGACAGTCGTCCAGAGTGCAAACTGAGTCGTCCACACATTAAGTATGATGAGGGTCAGGGCCATGACTAGAGCGTACAAGGGAGGAAGGCACACGCGCCCACAGACTAGAGAACAAAAGCTTATGATGAAGGAAGTTGCACGTAATAAGCGAGACCGGCGCAAGGCACGCAATATTCTATTATTTTGGCTGGGCGGCATGGACTCTGCGTCGTTCTGTCGCCCTAGCGGCCCTGGCGTGACGTACGGACAAAAATTCAAGGCGTGGTCTAAGAAGATGTTCAAGACCAAGAAGGCCGCAGAGAAGATGGCCCCACGGTCAGCCGTACGTCATGGTATGGTAGGGGTATTGCGATAGGGGTATTGTGTAGGAGACGTAGGTCAGGGTAGAATGATTATAAAGGAGACGCGACATGGCTAAAATACCCTCGATGGTGGACGTATTGAGTAGAGCAAAGAAGCTGCAGAAAAAGCTATCCGAAGGGTCTATGTTGCGTGAGGATGTACAAGAGCTGCTTGATTGTGTTGTTGACATAGCTACCAATCTATCCGTGGTGGAAGTGGCCGTAAACGACATAGACCGAAGAACTGAAAGGCACAGAGTTGCTGAGTCAGGGTTTGAGAGTATAGGTTTAACTCTGGCACATCCTGACAAGTACTCAACGCGTCCTCGTTAACTGATGGAACCCCGCCTGCCCCACACGCGCTGCTCGTGTGTTCCCCTCCAGTGGGCAGGCGGCTTTTTTCTTTAACTTAAAACAGGAGAGCAGAAAAATGGCTAGATTAGCAGTATCCTCGTGGATGTGGTTGGCCCTGACGTTATGGGTTGAGGCTAGAGGCGAACCTGAGCTAGGCAAGCTTGCGGTAGCTAACGTGGTTATGAACAGGGCAACCAGACGCAATATGTCAGTAGGTGAAGTGGTGTTGCAGCCTTACCAGTTCTCAGGTTGGAATTCATCAGACGCCCGAATGGCCCTGGCCAAGATAGACGAAAATGACCCAGCATGGCATGAATGTTGCATGGTGGCGCACAAAGCACTAAGTGGGCAGGCTGAAGACGTCAGCAAAGGAGCTGATCACTATCTGAACATAGACGTAACTGTGCGCTCTAGGGGGTCATTACCTAATTGGTTCAGAGAGGATAGAGTAACTGTCAAAATAAACCGACATACGTTCTTGAACTTGGAAGGTGACATGGAGGGAGGTACCGACAAAGAAGTAGAGGAGAACCAACACGGCGCGAACGCTGCCAACCAAAAAAGCATCTGCCAAGTTGCCGAAACAGGCGAAAGCGCCGATGTGGACTCCGACTCTGACTTGATCGGTAAAACCTCTCCTCCCTCAGAGGTGAAAGGAGGTGATAATAGTGGCTGACGTAGCCATGGGTAGGACCTAACGGAGGGTGTCTAGCGCAAGGAAGGCGCGAGAATGATCACACATAACAGAACGTAAGGTTTCCCCTTAAAGGGGCGCTCAATAGACCGAGGCGCCCCTTCTTTTTATGTGTGATCGGATTTGTTGGCGTGGTGGTGTTCGTGGTGTCCATGTTGTTCGTGGTGTCCATGTTTTTGTTTGACTACTTCCCCTAGCAATAAGCTCCAGAGCCTCTTGTCCGTAGCTTTGCCGTTATTGTCTACCTCCTTGATGTAAGCTTTTAGTTCCCTTATCTGCTCTTGCCAGTTGTTTTGGCACTCCGTGTGCACTCCTGTCGTGATGTTGCACCCGCCGGTTTCAGAGCCTGCGCTATCTCCTGGTTTTGCTCTACTAATAGCGAGTTTAACCAGATGAAGAGACCAAGCAACCAAGTAACTAGCCGCCATGCCCACAGTAAAGCCAACCATCCAGACCCAATTAGGTATCTGAGTAATCGCCAGAGGATCAACCCCTTGAACGACTTTTGCGGCTGCTGTAATCCCTGTAGTTGCTGGGTCTGCCATGCTTGCCCCTCTTCTTTTCCGTGTATCATGTGAAGCCTTCCTTGGCGTTGATCGTCACGTTTACACATAGTAACCAGCCAAGTAAACGCGCCTACGTACCATGTTGTCTGCACCTGTCAGCGACTGTTCAAAGATGTAAAAGCCCTTGTCAGTTAACCTAACAGGCGCACGCTTTTGTGGGTACCACCCCTCATTTGGGATGTTTGTGGGGTCACTAAATATGCGCCCCCAGACTTGCCCAGTACCGCTTGAATTTTCGGAGAACACCATCTCGTTAGTACCTCCACCTGTAGACCATTCACAGTATACGTCTAGTAGAGCACACCATGGGCGCTCTGTTCCAACTATTGACGCGGGTAGTGTAACGCTCACATTTGTACCTGTTCCTGATGTAATAAGTGCAGCAGCAAGCGACTGGTCGACAGGGACTAACCCGTGATATATGCGCGGTATAATGGAGTCGAAGTATACGTCTGCGTTGGTTGTGTTACCTGACTCTCCTGCTATAAGTTTGACCTGGAACCACCTAGTGGTGGCTGGAGCAACAACCGACACCTGAACACCATTGCGGTGCTCGAACGAGCTAGGGTGGTTAGCTGCGCTGTCAAATACGCTAACTTCAGTCACTAAAGACCCAGGAAGTGCACCAGTTAACCATCTGATGTTGACTCGTACCCTGGCAGTAGCCAACGACGACTTATACCCGAATCCTACCTCTATCCTAGCTCCTTCGTATATAGGCAGTATGGTGTCGTTTAACGCTTCTACATACCCGCCCGTATTGGTTATTGAGCATTTAAGGGAATTTAACCCGTCACTGGACGCTGTGGTGTCTATAACGTGGGTTGCCCCAGCTGACCCCAAGTCAGTAATGTTCCAGTTGTCAGGTTCGCCGTCTAAGTCTAGATCGAACTCCATAGACCCGTTTGGCAACACGAGCGTTTCTATTCCTGCGGTCCTTGCATTAAGGTTGGCCAGTGCGGCGTTTTGTGCATTCTGGTTTGATGCCTCTGCAGCGTCTCCAGCAGCTACATCAGGTGGTTGACTATATGCCATTGCTTAACTCCTTGTATGTTGTCGGCTACATTTCGCGTCTATGTATTTCAAGTCTACCGTGTGACCGCTCCTCTATTGAAGGGCTGCACCAGCATATACCGTGGGCTGGGTTCTCACAGTGGTTAGGGTAGCAGGAACAAATAGCCCCAGCATCGAATTCCATGTCGTACTCTGTTTTTTGTTTAATTATATCCCTGGCCGTCGCCCTTCTCAACGTTTTAGGGGTTACCACCATACTGTCACCTTATACCCTAAGTCTGGGGTAGTCTCGCTAGCATACCCGTTGTCGTTAGCCCACACAGCCCAGTTGCGCCGCACGTGGTTTTGCTTTATTTCGTCAGTTCCTGTGCTACTCCAGTTAGTGAATGACCCGCCTATAGTAGACGGGTAGCTCAGAGGTGGTGCGCCGGTCCAATACCCTACGCGGTCGCCGAACCCGTAGTTATATACTGCTTCAACGTCCACCGTGATGTCCCCTGGTCGCTTAGTTACCGACGTCAACAACACTATTACGTCTATATTCTTTGGTCCGTATATGAGGCGAATGTAATCCCCTGGTTCATGTAGCTTAAGTTCAGATGTAGCCCTAAACTTGTACACTCGTCTTGGGTTGCCCCAAGAGTACAACGCCTTGCTGGCCCACGTGTCTGCTCCGTGTCTGGCCGTTATAGGCAGCGTTCGTTCAAGCGTTTTGTGTGCCAGCAGGTTTCTGAGTTGTCGTAGCTCTTCGCTCGACTTGACCATTCGTTGGGCCGAGTTAGTAGCTTCGTTCACTAACCATTTAGCTATTACCTTGGTTGCCGAATCGGCCACAGATATGGTGGGCTTAAGTTCGCCAACTATGTTGTCCTCAGTGATGGTGGTTAGACCGTCAGACGGTACCGGTCTCCACGGTTTAAATTGCCATAGCCCCCTAAAATCTCTAAATATGAAGCCGAAGCAGGATTCTTGTATTTTGCTTAGCAACGCCTTGATCTCAGTAGGTTCTTTGACGTGGAAGCCTAAAGGATAAAGCGGCGTTTCAGCTCCTGTGTTGGGGTCTGTACCCCATATGTAACACGTTCTAGCTCCTGTGGACCCGAAGCCCTTCTTGGTACTTGTCGTGTCCAGAGAAGACAGAGGAAGGCTGCCGCCCCTGACCGTATCCGTCAGCAACACCTTGGCCAAGTCAACAGGGTTGGCGCTGTCAGCCGTGTAGTCAACATACAACTCAGTCTCGCCATCCCACGCGCTATACGTGAACTCACCGGTAGATAAGTTGACTGAGTCAGGCGTAAACGGTACGACGCTCTCATCATAGAAGGCATCAGCCGTCAGTACGGAGTGACCTATCCACTTGAAGCGCTTAGTTAGAGGATTTATAGGGTAGGCCCACGCGCCCTGGTTTTTGCCGTACCCCACAGGTATCGATGTGCCTATAAGGTCTTCTGCTATATAAGGGTAGGCTGCTCTAGTGAATTCTGTTAGTGGCAGCTTGGTCTTAAGCACTTCCTTTGATTCCGTTAGGCTAAACGATGTTTTAACGTCTGACAGACTAATTTGCTCTATCTGCCAGAAGCCTACTGACTGTTGCGGCGTTCTAGCTCTAGACATAAATCACCTCTATGGCTTCCTCGATGGTTACGTCACCATCCGGTTCTATGTCTAGGCGTGAAAATACGTTGTCTGCCCCGCTAATAGACATAGAACCTGTACCTGTAGGCGACATTTCAGCTTTGAATGACTTGCCTACAGACAGCTTAACCGATGGAACAGCCCCATCTACAATTTTAGCGTCATAGGGTTGCCCTGCGTCGTCTACTTCGCCGGTCTCGTCAAAGTAAAATACCAGCGTACCCACGACAAAGTTCTCGAATGCTGTAGTACCTGATTTGGCCTTATAATAGACTCTGTCCGTGTCGGCGTCATACCACCAAGCGCCTACGGTGGTGACTGACTGAGCCAGCAACGCTGTCCAACTGGCACATTCTGTGGCGTCGGCGTCGTTTTCGCGTAAAAGATCCACAGGCTCCAACGTTTCCTGGTACCAGATGCCCGACGTGCCGCTAGCTACCCACGCGTAAAATTGCTTGCGGAAGCGTGCAATGGCGAATACAAGATTCCTGGCGTCTGGGTGCGTTATAGCCTCTGCGTATGTCGTCATATCGTCACTTTTGCGCTGTTATAGATACCCGCCAGTCCCACTTATTAAATGCTGCGTTGGTTGGTGGTTGCAGGTTGTCTAGCGTTCCGTATATTGACCGTTGTTCTGATGCTACAAACGAAGGGAAAGCGCCGTCAATGTTAAGGATGAAAGGCGTGCCGGTGCCGTTGACGTCCGCCAACTCCGTTATCTCGTCGAAATCATCTGAATCTAGTCCCTTGGCTATGCCTCTGGCCACTTTTAGCGTAGCTCCTCTGTTAGTATACTTCTGCCCTCCTCTAGTTATGACGTTTTTGCTGAGCGACTTCCCTGGACCCAACTGAAACCCTGGCGCTAGTCCGTGGTTGGTAGTGTATGACCTGCCGAATACAAGACGGTCAAGCGTGAACTGCATTGCGGACGATGCCACTAGTTGTACCCTCCAGTAGCGCTTTACTGTGGCGTTAAAGTAGTACGTAAAGTCTGTCATTTGTAGTACCGTCGGCGTCTCAGTGTACACAGTCACAACGCCTGTGGTAAATCCGGCGTCGTCTGCCGCCTGTATGGTCACGTTGACTGTGTACGTGACAGGGTCGAAGAAGTTGCACCCAAGCATGCTTACAGCGTTCACTATTTCGCTGGTTCCTCTGTCCATAGTCAAGGTTACTGATGTTACGCTGGCCGACTTCCATCTCTTAGACCTTACGCCTAGTTGGAGGTTGCTCACGTCGTAACCTGCCGCCGTAGACGTAGCCGTCAGCGTTCCGTTGTCGCTCAGGTTGAAGTCATAGAATAGCTGCATTTGCTGATCTCCTCTAGCCCTTCAAGTCTTGCGTAGTTAAGAATCTGTCGCTGCCGTCTCCAGCCCCATTCTTAGTAGCCTTGACGCCAAAGCTCATCAGTTGATCCTCGAATTCGGATTCTATTACCACCAACTTAACGGTGCCGTCTCCTTGGTCTGGTCCACTCATACCTGTTGTGGTGTCGGTGACTGAATTTATGGTTGGTGAATTGGTTTCGTACCTAGATGCCGTCGCCACTTCCACTGCCGGTTCTGCTGCAGCGCCGCCCCCACCACTACCACCACTAGCCCCTCCTGCCACAGTTCCTGACATTGCTGCAGAAAAGAATCCTATAGCAGCAGCCACGTATACTGGAATCAACCAGGGTGTGGGAGCAGACCCCGCAGCCTTACCTATAGCAGCAGCATACGCCCAGGCTATTGTAGCTATTGTGTCCTCTATCGCTATTTCAAGTAGACGTTGCCCCATAGACTGAAACATGCTAGTCATGACCGCAGACCATTTCCTCGTACCCATAGCCACGGCAGCCATGTTTGACGCGAACGACTTAACAATAGATGTGCCAAATTCTGCCGCCTGATCTTTGATGTTGTCCAAGGACAGCCTTGTGTGTTCCACCCACGTATCCCACGACGACTTAGATGCTTCCATCCTTGCGTTTTCTTGCTCCGCCCAGTTAGCGCTGAATTCCCACTGCTTCTGTAGCATAAGGTCATCATGTGCCTGTTGTTCGTCCTCCAGTTGTCGTAGGAAGGCTAGCCCCGACGTCTCACCCGCGCCCATAACCATGGGCAATGGCGCTTTTTCTGTCTTGGGTCCTACGCCGTCAGCCGTCGTCGGCAGCTTTATAGTCCCAGCGTTGCCAGCAGCCACTATTTCGTTGATTTGAGCGATTAACTTTTTCACAGATTCTACAGCCTCAGGAGCAGAGGACTCTAGTAGCTCGAAGGCTTGCGTACCTAGCTCTTGTACAGTCTTCGTAAATTTCGTGACGTCTTTCTTTAGTTGTTCAGGCGCATTTGACCAAGAATCCTGGATCTTCTTCATTGTGGCAAGGTTAGCACTTTTTACGTCCTCGATGTCCACTACAAAATCTCTGAGCACGCTAGAGGCTTTTCTGGCCCCATCAGCTAACCCGTCTAGCCCTGCGAATTCAGCCACGGCGGCGAAACCTGACAATAGACCATCCAACCCGCCTATTATAGTTTGTACCGTGGACTGCAGCCCTACCTGGACGGCATTCCACGCGAACCTGAGAGACAACCACGCCTTGGATATAAAGTCTATCGCCGTGCGGGTACTCTCCGATATATCGGCGTTAGAATCGCCCCACCAAAGCTTGAATTCATCAAAAAAAGTAGCCGTGGACTTGAACGCCTTCTGCATCCACTCGTTAGCCGTACCTACAATCTTGGACACCGGTACTAGGTCGCCGAATGCAGCCCACAAAAGGGTAGCCCCAGCAACCAGAGCCAATATTGGAGCAACAGCACCTATGACCGTGGACGTTACGCCCATTATGACCGGCAGAAACAGACGTCCCACGTGAATAATGGAGCTAATGGAAGACGCCAGTTTACCGGTGACTAGCAGCGCCGGTCCCATAGCAGCAGCTAAAGCAGCTACTTGGATTACCATATTAAGCGTCTCAGGCGACATGCGTTCGAGTACCTTGATGGTCTCCAGCCCCATCAGGACGAATCGACGCACGTACGGTACCAGTTTAACGCCGATCTCGGTTCCTAGGTCCTTGGTTCTGGTCCAGAGTAAACGCAGCAAGTTAGACGTAGAATCAGCCGTCCTGGCGTAATCACCTATCGCATTTTTGCTTTGCTTCGTTGCGATTTCCAATATCGTCATGGCCTTGGCTTGGAGTTTTGACACCCCTTCCACTTTAGACATTTGGGCGAAGATGGCCTTGTACTCGTCTGTGTCCTGATTGATTGCGATGCTTAAAGATTTGGCCGCTTCGGCTTCTCCCAGCAGCATCTTGGTTAGTATCCTAGATGCTTCAGCAGCGCCGCCTTTAAAGTTACTAAATGACGTCAAATCTACTGCTAGTTTGTTTACTGCTGCCGACATGTCTAGTGCTGCCTCTTGTGTGAAGTCAAACCCAGACAAAAGGTCGCCAGTGTCTGACAGCAGTTGCTGACTTTCAACGCGCCCTAAACCATAAGCATCGCGCAGAGTTTCGGCCATAGCGTTTGCTTCTGCCTGTATGTCAGAGAATACGACGGCAAACTTGCTGCGCGTCTCCTCTGCGTCTATGGCTGCCATAGCCATAGCGGTGCCAGCCGCTACCACAGGTACAGTTACACCAATGGTAGCGGTCTGGCCCATTTTGGTCATCGATTTTCCGATTGAGTCGAAATACCGCTCAGTCTTGGCCGCAAAGCTCCTGGCCTCTTTCTCTGACTGAGCCAGAGCCTTAAGGAATGCTGTATTATCTGCCCCTATGTAGCCTTTAACTTCGCCGATAGATCGAGCCATCAATTATGCCTTTCCTGTGAACATCTTAGCCATCGCTGACATAGAACTAGCTATGTCGCTGGCGTCCATACCTCTGAAATCCCCACTTTTACGCTTGACTTGTCCATCATCTGGAAACCGCTTAAATATCTTGTACTCTGATAGGTCCTTTTCTCTTGGTAAAGGCACGTCAGAGCAATTATGCGCCACACCTATAGTATGGCGTAAATGATCTAGCAGTTCATATATGTCATGTCTTAGCGTCATAATCCTTACGTCTGCGGCGTCCTCCCCAGCAGGAAACAGAGAAAGGAACGCCGCCCATGCATTAAGTGCTGATTCTGGTAATTGTCCTACCGTGGACAACAGAGGGTCTTTAAACATGAGTCCCAACTGAAACAAGAAAAATGTCTCAGGGGACTCTGTTAGTTTTTTGTTTGGTCCTCTTTGGTGTAAGGTACCGAGACCTCCTGAGCGTGTTCGACGAATTGGCTCAGCAGTACGTCACCGTTTCTGGTCTCGCCGTCCACTTTGCCGAAGATTCCATTGAATGCGGAAACGTCCTCGAACATCCGCTCTTTGGTGTCCGGGTCGCGTGCCGTCATTATAATCAGTTCGCGATGATAGCTGTACATATCGGACGCCGTGTTGTTCAGCGTCAGTTCCGTTTCAGCTTCTTGGCCGTTAGACTGTTTTTCTTTGTATTTGCCGCGCCCCACGTACTCTTTCTTCTTGATTTTTTGGTCCCACTTAAGATACCTGTCTTTGGCGGCTTTGTGTTCGCTGCTGTTAGGCTCGACAAATAAGACCTCTATTTTAAGGTCTTCGCCGTTATCATCTTTGCCGATAATGGTAGCTTTCTTTTCCCTGATGGTCTTAAGTTTTCTTAGTAGATCTAATGCCTTCCCCATGATGTGTCTCCTTTTGAATAGTGGGGCCACGACGCCTAAACGCCGCAACCCCTGTTTAATTAGTTAATTGTTGAGCAGCGTTTCACATGAAACAAATTGTGTGTGTTACGTTCCTAGCGTATGAGTAACTATGCCAGAATTTTTGATCGACATAGTTATCTTCCACTCACCCTTCATCGGCTGAATCGGCTTTGGTCCCTTGGAGATGAACCCGCCCACGGTAAACTCTGAGTCCGTCAGCGTATGTGCTGGGTCCGTCCATGATATCTTCCAGTCAAGATCCTGACGCAACAGCGCCCTAAGCGCCGCTAGCGAGTCTTCACGCCAGTTAAATTCCATCGCCATCTCGCCTTCGTCTACCCACCCATACGTGAATGTACGTCTGCCGTCTGTGATGTCGGTGTTGGTGAGTTCGTGTGAGTCTGTAGTTGGTTCACCCATTGAAGGCTCACCGATCAGCTCGGCCACAGGCGTCCAAGTAGACCCACCGTTGGTGCTGTACGAGAATATAGGCAGCGCTGAGCTACCTTCTAAGTTTTCGGTTGATGCAGGCATTATCTACCTCCCTTGTCCGGCTGCGCAGTCTTGTTAGCAGCCCCTGTGCCGTAGTCGGTGACGGTGGCTCTACCTCTCCATAGAGGCGGCAGGCCACTAATTTCGTTCGTCCTTATGACGTCTCCAGGTTTGCGCATTCTTCCTTTCCACCGACACCCTGGCTTGTCGATTCTGATTTCGATGGTTGGTTTGGCTTCTTCGTTTAGTTTCGCCATAATACTTTCCTCCTATACTGTTGGGGTATATGTCAAGTTGTCACATTTGCATGTGTTTGAGTCACATCTAAACCCTGCCTTGTATTGCCCTACTATAGGTGTGGGGTCTGTCCAGTTGTACGTGCGTTCGTTCACTCCTCCGGGGTCTATAGTTATATATATGGTGTCACCACGCATTTCGGTTTGAATGTACTCGCCGTTAATTATGCTGGGGGTGATCGGAATGACAGTCTTAAGTGCCCCGTTGCGATATATGGTAACTTGTGTAGCCAGATATCGCAACAAGTATCCTGGGTCTGTTTGATCCTTGTACCTCAAAATGGCTGACAGAGTGGTTGTTGGCGGTATGTATACCGCCTGAAACTTGAGTATCCCGTTAAGGCTGTTGCCGAAATCACTGTCACACACAGCCATGCTGAAAACGCCGTTGGCGTTGGCTTCGTTGTTATATATAAGGACGTGGTTGGCTGACGGTATGTATAGGTATCCGTGACCGGAATCCGACGTATGATTGTATATTTGGGTGACTAGCGCCTCAGTAAGCGTGTCTACTAGCGGCGCTATGTATGCTTGCCTCTTAAATTCGAAGTTCATCGTTACGCGTGGGCGCTTGTTTTCGTCCGGCCCAAGGGAAAACATGTCGCCGCGTTGGTATACGCCAGTATACTTGGTGGCATCCACCACTGTGGGCGTGAACGTCTCTACTATCCACTTCCGTATGTCCTCTGCCTTATTCCATGTTGTTGTCCAGTCCTCTGGTGGACCGTATACCACTATCTGAATTGTTGGGCTATAATGCGTCCTGTGAGCGTTCTTGGCTGGGTCTGGTCCTCCCGCGTTTTTGACCACTGCAATGGCCACGTCAACCGGTTTCTCATCTGGTGCTAGGTCGAAGAATAAGTCAGTACCTAGAGTGCCTAGAGACGCTCCTGGTAGAATAGTTTCAGCTAGGTGTTCTGCTGTTGATTTCTCTGCCATAGTCAGTCAACCTTTAGTTCCTGTTGTAGGATTCTCATGCCTTGTTCGTGTGATTCGTCGATAGCCTTTTCGAGGAACTTCCACCCTCCAACCTTGCTGTGTACTTCTTCCGCCCTGCGCCTTTTACCTTTTCTCGGCCCACGCGTTATTTTGCCGGTCGAATGTTCGGGGTTATACCCTGGCGTTCCTGCAGTGGGTATTTCGTGAACTACCGCAGCATAATGTGCTGAGTGGGCAACTGCTCCAACTATTTGGTTTTCATTAGTCATACCGGCAACCGTCCTAGTCTCCTGGTCAGCTACTTCTTGGTGGTCTGTATTGAGCGTATACGAGTCTACGCCCGTGAATCCTGCTTGACCTTCTTCTCCATGTTGCCCGTCGTCTAACACTACAAGGGCTGAGGCTCTCAAATTTCCCTGCCTGACAGGGCAGTTGCCCATTGATTTTTTCTTGATCATCAAACACCACTTGATTATTCCTTGGCGTCTACCATCCATCATGTGTTGTTTGAGGTCCTCGAAGCCGTCAACCCAGTTATTAAGCCCGGTAACTTTACCCTTTTGTCGCATACTGGCCCTACAGCTTAGCAGTCTTGATTGACTGACTACCACTCAACGAAGCACTATCTTCAACGGCAGCAACCCTGTACGCCGTCCTTTCAAGGTTGGGATTTACGTCAGCGCCTGATGGTAGTGAGGCCAAAGTACCTAGGTATAATTTGTCGTCCACGCTTATACCTGTTGTTCCGTCCATATATACGAAGGCCTTAGACATCTGGTCTTCGTTGTTTGCGTTGGTGAACAGCTTCCTGACGAGGTCCCACCTAGCGCTTATTTCCACGCCAGTAGAGTAGGACGTGTAGCCAGAACCTTGAAGGGTTGACTTGGCCCAGTGAACAGCAGTATGGATGAAGTATTTGCTAACGTTCATGTTTCATTCCTGTTGTCGGCCCCGCCAAAGAAGCCCACGGAAACTTTTTTCTTGCCCTGCTCTTGCAAGATTCCTGAGCAGTCGTACAAGAGCGCCTTCTGTCCGTACTGTGTAAACTCTAGGCCTTTTCCGTACTCGCCGCCATATTGCTCAGACGCTGGCCCAATCTTGGATGCCTTGAGCTGTCTTTCACATAATGCGGCGTAATGACAGGCCAGATACTTGACCACTAAGTCATAGCTCAAGGCAGTATGACATGGCGCAACGTCTACGCCAAGAGCCTCTAACCATTCAGTAGCGTCGGCAATGAAGTCGACGATTCTGGCACTGTCGATGGTTGGGAACGGGTTGACCTGCCGTACTAGTCCCTCAGTTATAGCCATGGTTCACCTTACCTCACGGTTACTATGGGGCCACTTCGTAGAACGATATCTCGAACGATACGTCACGAGCAACTCCAGCCGTGTTGCTGAATGCTAAAACGTCCATAGTCCCTGCAGGGACAACCCACTCAGAGCACATTGACCCTACTGCCCCTGAAGCCATCCCACCAAAGCCTCCAGGTACGAACAAATCAAATATAGACGTTCCACCTGTGACTGTTGAGGGGTTTAACGTGACCAGAGCCGTTGAGCTGTCAGAGTAACTGCCGTTTCTGTTTCTTGGTGTCTGAACTGTCCCACCCACAATGCTGGTTGCGTTACGTCGTATGTTAATCCACCCTTTACCCTCTGCAGCCACTTTGAAGTAATAATGGAGGTCATTAGTTCCGTTAGCCTTAAAGGCTATTTCCATAAGTCCTGAAGCGCCTAGGGACGCCTGTGCGATCGAGACAGTATACATCACTCCACTGTGGATTCTGGTTACGTCATGGCGCTGCGTATTCACGCCTTGCCCTCCATCCACGAAGGCCTTAGACGGGTAAACCAAGTTGCCTAGGTTATCATATAGTGTTGTTGGCGTCTGTCCGAACATCCTGAAATCCTCCCACGATAAGGAAAAAACCGCTTGCGCTCACAACCGCCTGTGGGGAAGGCAGGAAGCATGAGACGCAAGCGGTCTATACTGTAAACTAACCGATGTTACTTGCTGTAGGGTCCTTCCACTATTTCAATTTTGCCCGTCATGCCGTCAGCACGCCCAACCGAGAACTCGTATATCTTGCCTACTTCCAACTCGGTCAGTATCTGAGGCTTTAGGGGGTCAGAGGGCACAAAGCACCCACGATGCAAGACTTTTGCCTTAACGAACTTGCTTTCGTCCCTTGTAATAACTAGAGGACTTGATAGCCTTCGTTCAAACACGTTTACGCCTGCCGTGGCTTCCTGTATTGCATCCCCAGCTTTAACGCTGGCCTTAGCGCCAGCAGTGTCTTTGTTGTCTGCCATTTTCGTGGCCCTCCTACGTGCCTTGTACGATGCCAGTCAGACTGTTGGAGTCTACGTGGATGATCAAAGTCCACACGGCATAGGTGGTGAACAGTTGAGGCAGTATCTCAAGGTTTTTGAGGTGTGGAACGGTGACCGGCGCTTGAGATATAGCCAACGATACGTGTTGCGGCTTCATGTAGACCAGGAGCGGGTTACCCGTGGCCAGATCAGGGAGCGGTTCTATTTTGGCTATTTCCGGGTAACTGGTAAGTATTTGCTGCTCAAAAGTCATGTCGCCTTTGTTGCTGAAAGCCTGCTGCCTGAGCACCATATACGAGTTGGTCGGCACATACATTATTATTGTGCCCCTGGCCGCTTTAATCTTGTTCGTGTTGTACATTGCCGACATCAGGGAGTTGACGTTAGCCAGCAAGTTGGTTGTGCTTACTGCCCAGTCATCGACGGCAACGGTTGTACGGTTAGGATGAGACGTGTACCCGTACATGACTTGGTTGGCCCCATTAAACCTGACCACCAAGGTTGAGTCGCCGTTGACCACGTTGGCCTCTGACCTCTCCATAACCTTGCGCATCGACTCTTTGTTTCCGTTGGTTACGCTGTAGCCGAAATTCTGCCTCCAATCAATGCCGTGGGTGTGGTGAACTATCGGGTTGGGTGTGTACGTCTGGGCATATACGGACTTGTTCATGCCTAGCTGGGCCACGTTCATGGAGTTCTGCGCAGCTTCCATCTCTGACGTATTCTCAACGCCCACGACGGTATCAGTAATCCTGGTATTTTCTACCAGTCCACGGGAGCGCAAGTCTGCGACGGCAACCAAGTCGTGACGCTGTACTTCCTTGAGCGCCGCAATGATTCGCTCAAAGTCATCCTTGCGGACTGTGGCTGCATTGCTGAACTGGTCAGAAAACCTTCCAGAGTTGATCATGCTAGACCACGTAGCGTACCGAGCTACGATGTGTGCTGCCAGTTCGTTTCTTTGCATAGGATTCAATGTAACTCCTCCTTCCTTGCCGTATTATGCGGCTTCAATCCAGCACCGAGTTTTACCGGATGCCGTTTTGGAGTCAAGAGCTGTGCCGACAACGTCCGTGTCAGCTTCGGTTCCTGCTGCAGCCTTCAACGACCCGTCACCGTTGCTGACTAGTTTGGTTACGCCTGCGACTACCACCACTGCGTTGGCTATCCACGCGTAAATTTTGTCACCCGCACGAGGGATGACCACGGGCGCTCGTTCGTCGGCTACGGTGTCGGTGCTTATCGTTCCAGCATTGGAGACGTTCTCTATACTAAACATTGGGCGTACCTGACCGTCTGCCGTACTGTGGCGCTGGGTCTTGCCGCTTGAAATCTCCAGCAAGTCTCCTGGCGTGTAGGCTGTCCCTACCTGATACTCCTTGACCTGTTTTTCGTGGTCAATGGGTGATCCTAAGATTGAGGTTACCGCCATAGCTTATTCCTCCTGTTTTAGGTGTTTAAAGCGTCTTAATCGTCAGTCATAAAAGCCGCCGTTTAGTGTCTGTTATGCGTCTGCTTTGTCGCTTTCTGCTGCGTTTTCGATGTCGGCAAGGTCGGAAGCTTCAACCGCTTTGCCTTTGCCTCCTTTGTTGTCGCTCCTGTGGCTTCCGTTGCCTCCTTGCCTTAGTGCGTTGTTGATGGTGCCTGAGCCTGAGCCTGCACCGTCGCTCAAAGTCAATAGCTTGTCAAGTCCTTTTTCGCCCATGCCTTCAAGGTCCTCGGCTGTCATCAGTCCGTTTTCGATTATCTGGTCGCGCTTCGTCTGCAGCCGTTTTTCCTCAGCATCTCTGAATCCGGCCAGCTCCTTTTGATCTTTTTCCATGTTGCTGAATTCTGCAGTGCTCAAGACCTTGAATCCTGCCGCTTCAAGTTGTTTTTTTGCCTCTTCGTTGGTGAAGTCCATGCTTTCATCCTCCTGTTTAGTGTCCTCGGTTTGTTTGGGGTTATCGTTGCCGCTTCGGTTGTTTTGTATTCTGTCAACCTCGTATATAGTCCGCTCCTTGAGCCTCTGGGCCTCGTCCACTTTAAGCATTATCTGGTTAGACTCATTCACGGAGAACGGAACTTTAAGCAGTACGTACGTTGGTTCGCTCTTAGGCTTTGCTGATACCAATATTGCCGGTTCAGTTAAGACAAGATCACGTGCGTATGCGTCTTCATACCCTGCCGCGAAGGCTTTATTTACTGCGTCCCTGAATACATCCATCAGTTCGTTGTACGTCATAGGGTTGGTGGGCGCTAACCCTGGTAAGTGGGCCAGAGCTTGACTTACGTTACATACGAACAGATCGACGCCGTTTTCGTTGGTAACAAGCTCTGTACCGGCATGAGCACCTGCGGCTTCCTCGTCCAGCAACACAGCACAGTGGTCATACGACAATGCGTGCGCTCTACGCTTGAACGATTTGCCATCCGTCGGCCCTACGCCCTCCTCCCAACTCATGTTGGCCCTGCCACCAGTCGATATGCCTAGGCGTTGCCCATTTTCCATAGCGCTATACACTCTGAGACCTTTCTCGCTGGATTTAGCTATTGACTCATCCAACCAGAATTCTACTTTTACCTTTTTGCCCTCCTTGACAGGCTTTCGCGTAAACCCGCCTATGTTATGGGCATTGGCCGCTAGCGGATTCCTAATGGACGTTCTAATGCCGCGTACGCGAGGATGGTTGGCTGGCGCTGGCAGCATCTCGAACTGACTCATTGAATTGGTTACTACGTCATCGGGGTAGAATATCTCGTTCATGACTATATCACCCACTATCGGTACGGCAGGCGACACTAGATGACTACGCCCATTTTCCATTACGGTACGAACAGTACCAGACGTGCGGGAGTTGATGAACATGTCAGCATGTACGTCGGCATCAGCGCCTGAGTTGCCGAAATCTGCTTTCTTTTTCTTTTTGGCTTCCTCGTACAAACTGTGGGCAATCGCTAGACGTTGCTTATCGTCCGGGTACGTGTCTATGTTATGAGGGTGCGACATAAACCGTGAAACAAAATCGTTTAGCTTTTCGCCTTCATTCGGCCTGATGTGTGCTTTTGACATGGTACGCTCCTTTATTTGCTCAATTTCCTGGCAGTCTTCTTTGAAGTTTCCTTGGCCTTCCCTTTAACAGACGCGGTGGGGGTCTTTGCTTTAGGTTTCGGCGTTGCTGGCGTTTCAGGTTTTACCCCTACCTTCTACGCAGGGTCAATTAGGTTATTCCGCGTAGATATTGCCACCGGTCCTTCTACTGACCTAACGTATGGCGCTAGCCCACAACGGCAATTTGGCTCACCCATCAGCGCCCTGGCATCCACTGACTTGAACACCTTAAGGTGTCGTTGTTCGTGCTTTGACCTGACGCGGTCGTCTAATGTGGCAAGCCACTGACTGAGTATTTCCTCCCCTATAACCTCTGACAACCTGTCATACTCGGCCACGGACCCGCTATTGTGCGCTCTGACGATTTCCGTTCTGGCTACCATTCTGGCGCGAACCTTGCCTACGGTGTCGACCTTGAGGTTTATGTTTCGCGCTATCTCTGACGGGCTTAGCCCAGCTTCCAGCCCTCTGGAGAGTTCATGGTTTATCTGAAGCTGCATTTGGGCGTTGATGCCGTTTAAAGCAGTCCAGAACTTGTCTTTAGCCACCACAAGCGGTTCACGTATAGCTGGGTGACCCAGAAGACCTACGACGTTTGAGCCATCGATAGGTTGAATCATGTGAGAACCAGTAGCCTGCCGCACCTGAACGTTGCCTCTAACTACGCCTCGGTTGTATGCTTGCTGTATTTGGGCGTCGGACCAAGGTTGGCCTGCTGCGTCACGTTCCACTACTGCTAAGTCGGTAGCGTACTTCAGCCAATTATGGAATGCTTCTACCTGCTGTTGCATAGCCTGCGCCGCCAGTTGTTGTTTGGATAAGACCGTTATACCAGCAACTTCTTGGTTGGCAAACTTACGCAGACCAAAGCAGTCATTGTCCACTATAGACCGCGTTATAGCCTGCTTTATGGCGTCATATCTGGCACTGATTTGTTGTGCTAGCCTGTCGCGTAGTGCCTTAGTCCTTGTGGGGTCCTGACGCGCCGCAGGCATCGTAATTTTACCATTGCTGGCATTATATGCCCACCCCGCCAGTACAGCACTAGACGTATATTCGCGTTTACGTCTGAGTATCCTAGCCTGTGGTGCCCTATACTGGCGCGTGTTTAGGTACATTTCTATGCGTCGCCCTGACTATCTTGGTTGCCTTGGCTGCCTTGATCGTCTAGGTTGTTTGGGTTGTTTGGGTTGTCTTCGTCTCCTTGCCCGTCTTGTGTTACGTCGAGTTCATCCTCTTCCAGGGGGTCTATCTCAGGCAACTTGGCTTGTATTTCTTCAGCTTTCTTGGCCAGCTCTTCTGCCCTGGCTTGGTCCAACCCCACGACCTCTATCAGGAAGTCCTTAAACCCAAGTAGGCTGTCCACCCCTGACATTACGTAGTTGGTTAATGCTGCAGTTATGCTAGCCGCTGCAGCCGCCTCGTTTTTCTTGGCTTCTGCCTTTGACTTCTCATCTAATGCGTCACTTATAGGCCATGACACTACGGCGTCGTCGGGAAATTCATAGAAGCCAGCTTCAGACAAGATTTCGTGCAGTCGTATAACCAGAGGGGAGCAAAACTGGTTTTGCCGGTCAGCGATTATTTGATTATACGTTGCTTTGTCCTCCTGCCCCGTATACTGGCCCCCTCCTTCGCCAGTAAACTGACGTAACGACCACCCACTGTACGCCGCAATCTCAAGTATGCTGACCATTACGGCATCCTTGGGTGAAGATATCTGGTCGACTAAATTACGTACTTTAGCTCCGCGCAGGCCGATAAACGTCTTCCAGTCGTTGACCCACTCTTCAGCTTTGGTCTGAAACGCTTCCCAGTCCTCGTCACTTATAGTGGCGTCTGGGTCCACATCTATAGTTCGTTTGGGGTCGCCCGCCCTAAAAAACGCCTCTGCTGATCCTCCCATAGTCTTGTTCAGGTCGACCAGTCTGTTAACTACCGGCTCAAGGAAAGGAAGCCCTACAAAGTTGCTCGTAGTGGCCCCCTCGGCCAAGTGTATAATGCGGTCTCGGTGAACCTCCATAGACTCCTGAATTTCTTTGACCCTGGACGTCTCCGTGGCGTACGAACTGGACGGCGTAAGAGTATAAATTAACGGACCTCCAAAGTTTTTTGACGTTGGGTCATCGTCATATTCAGATATAGACACTGCTGATTCGCTAAATACCGTAAAATATACATCCTTTAACATGTTTTTACGCGATCTGCGCGTTATAGGTTCTTTAGGGTCGCCGTCTCCTGGTATGCCCACATATAACACCGAGAAGTGGCCTTTGCGGTTTTCTATGTCGGCACGTTCTATAGCCCCAAAGAATCCAGCACGAGTAAGAACCTTCATTTCGTCGACAAGCAATTCTTTTCCGTCGTCCTCGTCATTCTTTATTTTCGCGCCATCACGCCAGCAAGACCTAGCCGGTTTAGATATGAGGACATTAGCAAATCCGCTACGTCTCCACCATTCGTCATAGAACTCGTATGTAAGTTCTGACTCGTCGGGGTACCCAAACACAAACGACAAATCACGCTTCTTGTTGTGCGATACCCCCATACGAGATAATAATGTGGATATTCGACGCACAGAAGTGGCGACGGCGTTATGGAAAGCACTAAGCTGTCGTTTATGTTCCTGTTTTAGCTGTTTTACACGTCTAGTGCTGCCGAATACGTCAAACATGATTTAACTAGTCCTTTCGGTGCTTCAGGTAGTTCATCCCGCCGCCTATGCCGCCGCCAGCAACCAGAGCCAGCAAGGCAGACGACAACACTGCTCCAGGGTCTACGGCTTGGCCCTCTGGGGTATTGCGTATAGCAACTACTGCCCCGGACAACGCCGTAATGACCCCGTGTTTGACTACCTTCCAGGCTACTTTGGACCATTTTAAGTTTCCCATTATGTTTTCCTCCTATCAGGCAAAGATGACTAGACCCTTGCCACCTAAGTGAGTATTGAGTGCGTATCTGTCACGATCAGGGGCGTGATCGTCTACTTTGAGTGGGGCGTCTATTCCTCTGGCCACTTTCTTTTCGTCCCATACGTAACCGTTGTATTCCGCTATGTCGTCGGTGCAAGATTCATGCATCATAAATCTTCCAGTATTGAACATGGAAGAAATGAACTGTATGCCTTCAACTACTGAGTTGTTGGCCTTAGTGACCTTTATATTGCGTGCTCTAAGTTCTGTTATAAAGGATGCCGCAGAAGGGTCAACGTAGTTAGCTTTTACCTGGACGCCGTCGATGAACTTATTGTATGCGTCGGCCAGTTGACTGTCTGTTTTTTGGCGTCCCTGTTTTTTGGCGTCCCACCTCCAGGATTTGACTAGGGCAGCGTAACCATTGTATAAGGGTTTTTGTCCTATAGCGTATAGCCCTACTGTGAATGGATTTGCGGTACCGTAGTCTATGCCTGTGATGAAGTGGTCAACGACGAAAGGTACGTCACCTGAGTATACGTGACGCTTCTCGTCGAACATGTCATATACTGACCCTTCGGCCAGACACCATAACCCCTGGATGAAACGCTTATACCACAGCCCTGAATACTGCCGCTTCAACGACGCCACGTAAAGCGGGTCAAGGTACGGGTTGTCGTCTAGTCTCCAGTTAAATACCCGCATATCGCCGCAGCGCCTGAGTCTACGGTTGTTGATGAAATCCTGCTTCAACCAGTGGCGCGGACTGTCAGGGTTGGTGGTACCAAAGAACTTTGACCCCCTGACAGATAGACGTGAAAGCATCATGTAGTAGAATGACTTAGGCCATAAAGTTATCTCGTCGCCCAGCGCCCCTGCCAGCGTGGACCCACGTATTTTACCCTCTGCGCGTTCGTCGTTTGCTCCAACTACGAAGACGTCGCGCCCCAGTATGGTACCTTCGCCCAATCCCCAACGTATCTTGACTTGATCGGACCCGAGAAACTCTGTCAGGGGGTCTATTACGTTGCGCTTTACGGTACGCTCAGATTTGCCAGCAACGAGAAGCAAACCAGGGGGCGCATTGGCCACGTAATCTGCCCACCTAATACCGGCAGTTACGGTCTTGCCTGAACGTACAGATCCCACGGCTAGGTTTATTTTGGCTGTTGAATTGAGTAGGTACCCCCAACCTTTAAGTGACGGAAGGCCGATGGACGAGGACTTGCTAATGTGTGCCTCAGTGTACGCCCGTATCCTAGCCTGAATGTCAACCATAAACGGCGCTCCTCTTTTTGGTTGGCGGCGCTGGGGGGTCGTCCGGGGCGTCCGGGGCGCTCTCGTTTTGGTTTCCTGTGGCGTCCTGGTTGTCGTCTACACCATCGTACCCGTCGTCGTACTCGCTAGTTTCCTTTAGTTCTTCGCCGTCAAGGCCGTCGTCCAGCACTAGACTGCCGTCGTCCACTTCCTTCCTTAGTGCAGTCATAGCGGCCACAAAGTCGCTAATTGCGCCGGTCTGGTCGTTGGCGCGTTGGGCTGCCTGCCGGTCTGCTCGATTGATGGCAAACATAAGCAGCATGTGCGACTTGTCGTCGCCTCTGTCCCTGGCACGGTCGTACACCTCACCAACTAGGTCATCCAACGAGAAAGATACGGCTTGGTCCCACGCGGCAGCAAAAGCCGTGGAGCGTTGGCGTAAAGCATACGCCGTACGTTTAGGGAGCTGTGAGTGGTTGCAGGCGTGAGTTACGTTGTTAGTGGTGGCTAACAACTCTATGAACCGCTTCACTTTTTTGGACGTGCAGGTTGTGCAGGGTAGGTCAGTTAGACAACTTAAGTCTAAGGCATCCAGTTCTGCGTTGGTTGGGTTAGCAGTAGTAGTGGTGGCAGAATCATGTCTGTGTTTAGTGACTGATTTAACTTTGATCTTGGTGGTAGGCTTGGTGGTAGACTTTTTGCGTTTGGTGGTTGACATGTTAGCTTCCTCGGCTATTAAATCTTCCCCTGTCAAGGCTTGCCAGTGTCTTCTGTGCGTTCGGCATATGTGAGCAGTATAATGCTGCGATGGACGCCCTGTCAAGGGCGGGAGTGGAACAGCAGAGGGCATACAGGAAGGTATGGTAGTTGTAGGGGGGTATATAGAGGAGTATGGTGATGACGCAGAATGGAGTGCCCGGAATGCTGATGTCTTAAGTTGCCCGTACGACGGAGGCTTTCGGCTGTTTAGGGGTTGTAGGCTGTTAAGCATTGACACAGTGTAAACGTAACGCTAGACTTAGGTATTGACAGAAAGTCAACAGCGTGATAAAATGAAGTTACAAAGAGGGGGCGGCAATAGGGCGGCCTCCTAGACATAGGGGGTATGACTAATGGCCGTCGATGGGCGGCAGAAAGAGTCCCACATGAAAAGAGTTAAGTTGATGGAGGTAAAAACTAACGGGCTGCTGTACCCACTACTGACCAGAGATCAGGTACCGGAAGATGTGCTGCCCACGTTCGAGGACGTAAAAGACGGGTATTTCCTACATGAGGGTAGGTGGTTCAACGTACAACAATTTACAATATTCCACCCCTTCGAAGATTGGTTAGGGTGGTTCCCTGCTACGAAGAATAGTGGATACGTGATAAGACTGTCAGACAGCAGACATAGCGTACAGGTGGGTACGTACTCCACGGTAGACGTAGAACAGAAGGATAACTAGGCAATAACGGCGGGGCTGGTGCAATGCAGGCCAGCCCTCCAACTAACGGCGCGTAGGCGCGGGAAGGTGGTAAGATGATAATATTGGTAAAGGAATCCGTAGACGGACATATACAGATGGAGCAATACTGCGACAGGGAGACGCACGACGCAACGACGATACAGGCAGTAGTACGAGGTTTGGCATTCCAGCCTAAAGGGTCAGGGTTAAATGACATACTAACGTTCGAGGGGCGAGTACCACACATGGAATGTACCAGTAAGACGGCGCAGGCCAGACATGCTCACATGATTGACAACTCGTACGGTACTCGTATTATAGCTAAGGTATTCAGGGATAATGCAGGCGTACCGCAACGCGTAATACTGAGAACTGGCTGGATGAGAAAAGCTGGTAGAGATTACTTCAACGTACCAGACCCGCACATCAAGCATAGAGAAAAACACGGGAGGAATGGTGGGGACGGCAAATAGCTAGATAGACTAGCAATAGTCACGAGCTGCTAGGTCCTGCGTCCTGCTGTAAATGTTAGTGAGACGTAGGACCGATCGGCCAATGACGTAGAAGGTGGCAGGTAGCGGGAAGCAAGAAGAAGTATTGACAGGGAGTCAACGCCTATGATAAAATGTAGTTGTAGCTAGCGGCAACTAATAACCTGGAGGGACGAAATGTTTAAGGCGGAAATAAAGACTGAAGGGATAAGACGAACGTTAATCTTATTGCCGGAAAATGGTGGTATAGTTGAAGTTAGCATATACCCCCACGGCATATGGGTGGTAGAGCCTAAAAGGCATGATCCTGCGTCAATGTTTATAGCGTCAATGTTGAAGTACCGAATGCCAGAACTGGTGGAGTTGATGCACAAGCCTTACAGCCTCACGCCTGATACAATCCTAAGGCATATTGCGCACGGGTACGTGGCCACGGATGAGTGGTGCACAGACGAAGAGTGCGACATGTGGTGTGAGACGTACAAAGCGCGTAACGCAACACGAGAAGTGGTGAAAGGCTAGACGTGAGTTACCCCCACCTAGCAGACCAGGACGGCAATAATGTAGTAGACGCGTACCTAGAGTCAGCGCGCACAGCAATCAGGCATAGATGCCGTTGTGGGTATTGCTTCTGTTGTAAGGCGTTGAGGCGAGTAGTGCAGCACGCCCCTGCAGCATGCGACGACATGATGATGGAAGAGGCAAATTTAAGGCAGCAGTCATCAGGATATTGACACGATGTCAACACCTATGATAAAATGTAGTTAACACGATGGAGGGCAGCAATAACGCAGCCCCACAACTTGTAGGAGACGCACCATGGCAAAAGTAACGGCAAAAGAACTTGGACTTACCCCCAAAGAGGAACAGGCGCTGAAGGCCATCCACGCGGATGATTACCGCTGCCAATTTAATCGCCACACGATTTCGACCAATAGTGACCTTAGCGGCCACGCTGCAGCAGGCATCATGGCCACGATGGAGCGCAAAAACATTATAACCAAAATTAAACGCGATGTGTGGGCGATGACGCAAGCAGGGCAGGATGTATGTAAGCAGCTGTTTGGTGCGTGTAAAGGTAAGCCCAAACAGAAAGACCTCAAGGAGTCAAAGAAGACTGAAAGGGAAGTAAAGAAGGCAGCAGTAGGCACTAAGGCAGGGGGTAAGGCGACAAAGGCAGAGGAGACGGCAGAGGAGACGGCAGAGACACCCCCAGCGTCAAAACCTAAAACTGTACGTCCTGGCAATAAAGACCGCAAGTCCAGCAGCCTGAAGCCCTCCAAAGCGGACAAAAGTTAATCATGGCCCCCACACACGGGGCGACGGCAGGTGGTGAGGCACTAACAGCAACGTGCCGATCCACCTGTTGCTTTATGTGCACCAAGGCGCAAAGGTGCAATTCGCCCGAACACGAAAAATTTTGTGCCATAGGGGTAGAGGTGGAAGATGCTGGAAAGGCCAGTAGATGCCGTAATGTCGCTACCGACGACCCAGAGTGTTTAGCTGGCTGTTTAGACTTCGAGGGGATTAAGAACGCCGACGCGATGTAGACCAGGAGGGGGTCTAATGAGTAAATTGTGTGAGAACGACGGGAAGTGTTTCAGGGTTCTGACGTGTAAGGCGGACGACGGGGCAAGGCCAGTGACATGTGCGTTAGTGGGCCATTCAGTCAAGGTAATTACGTGTGTGTGCTGGCAAAATAAAGCACGCCAAACACATGTCAGCTTACTAGAAGGCAACATTGACGTGTGGGACTTGTCGACGCAAATGCAGCGTAGGTGGATCACCTGCGGCAAATGTAGAGGGTGGCTGACGCAACAACACGTGTGGGCAGTGCTGGCCAACGTGGCGGACAGGCTAGACAGAGTAATTGCGTGGCTAGAGACGGACGCAGACACGATAGCCGACAACAAAAAGGCCAGACAGAAACGCTGGCGCAACAAAAACAAAGATCACAGGACGCGTTACATGCGCGAGTGGAGGAGCAGAGGAGACGGCAGAGGAGACAGAAGTTAGCATAATAATAATAATGATAACTTAATAGTGGACGGTAGGACGGGTGACGGTAAGTTATGTATATATAGTCTTTGGTCCTTTGTCCTTTGTCTTCTTGTCCGACGTCCACTGTCTTCTTGTCTTCTTGTCTTCTTGTCTCTGTCAACGACCCCTCGGACCACGCGTGCGTGCGTGCGCAGATCTTTTCTTTTCTGGGGGTCTCTGGAGCATGTGAAGGAGCATCATGATAGACCTGCCTGTATATCAAAGTAACGCAACGCCGGAAGAACGCAGACGTAAACTTGAGTTTATGGCCAGCCAAATAAGGTTGATGTTCGACCAAGAGAAGTTGGGCATGCCGCTAACTAAGCTAAAGATACGCTGTGGGTGTAACAAACTGCTTCCGTGGTGGCAGATGGTTAGATGTTTATATTGTAGCGTATTCTACTGTCCAGAATGTGCAGAAGAGCATTTCGGCATGAGAAGGTCGCCAAAAGATGGATGACGGCATCAAAATGGCCTTGTTGCAAGTAGACCTAGACGCTGCCAGAGAACGCCACGGCAGTAACAGCTTAGAGTATAGAAGGATAAAGCGCGAAATACAGAAGTTGAGGAAGAACGCCGACAAGGTGACTACGTGCAGCGTGCTAGCAGAGATGAACGCTTGTGTAGGAGATGCCCTGTCACATACCATGGGGATGGAAGGGAACGAGGACATGAACGGCAAACAGAATAGTTGGACGCCAAAAAAGATGCTGAAGGCCGATAAAGTACCGGTAAACGCTTTGGCTAGAGAACTGGGGCTGTCGTCTTCCACTGTATCGTGTTGGATCAAACGCAAAAGGAACCCAAGAGAGGCGTCAATGTTAAAGCTGGCCAACTACTTACAAGTACCGTACGCCAAAGCCGTTGCTTGGCTTGAGGACAGGAGAATAGAGCGTGGCGACAACTAAGCCCTCAACGAAGGCCACAAGCAAGAAACGTGAACAAGCAGCAAAAAAGGAAAATTTCCGCATACCTCCGTCAGACTCCAAGGGCAACAGCATCAAACAGTATTTTAGATGTCAACCCGGTCATGATGCTGCCATGACTAAAGTAGTAAATAAAACCAAACTATACGAGAACAAAGGGCAATTCATGCGTCATGCCATGACTAGACATCTCAAGTGGTTGGACGAGAACGATGCTAGCGAATTAGCGCTATCTATGGGGTTGGTGCAGACGGATCTGATTATGGAAGTTATAGCCGAACAGGAATTCGAACGTGAATTCGAAGAAACGTTTGGCCGACTAGGCACAGCCATTGACTACAAGATGGGCAAAGGTTTAGATGGAGAAGCGCAGGCGCTGTTGCTAAGGATCGAAAGCATCATAAAGCAAATGCCTAAAGAATCTAAGAGGAGGACGAGGTACGAAGAGGAACTGACGTCAAGATTTGGACACTTAAAACGAGGGGCGCGTAAGGCGAAACTCACAACCAGAGGAGATAAAAAATGAACGCGGGGAACGGTAACGGGTGTGGAAGTAGCGGAAGTGGTGGAAGACGCGGACTTAATATAGCGGGGCTTTTGAGCGCTATGGCAGTCATGCATCAGGCGTTCGACAGATCTGGCGGACCTAACAGCGTATTCGGCGTGGGTGTAAGTGACTTTGTAGGCACAGACGACCTGGACGACATGAGCGCCATGCAAGAAATGAATAGAGTCGGCAGGTTCGATGATCCTCGACCGCGCCATGACCACAGACCGGACAGTAGAACGGAAGGATTTGTACTGGGGCCTTCCGGTATAAGCGAATGTCACATAACGGCAGCAATCAAGATGTTCCATCTGGCGCAGGAAGGTTGGAGCGTTAAAATGTCCAAAGACGTCAACGCCAAAGGCACTACGTATGACGTGTGCTTCAGCCTTCCTGATGGTCAAGAATGTACGCCCATAGTTGACCGGAAAGGGGCGGCGTCGGGCGCAAGGCGTACAAGCAAAATAGAGCACGCCGCAGTGGGTGCGTGTTTGGGTTGCACCATTTCGGCTGCTGCAGATTCCGTTATGACTCACGGTCAGGACGTAAGAGTAGAAGTAGAATACGCAAGGGCGGTTAAAACGGATGACAGAATCATGGGCATGGCGCGCAACGTGGATCTGGAAGACCTATTTAAAGAGATCTTCGGTGGCCCTCCTGCCGGAAGGCGTGAGCCTGAATTCAAACCGCGCCATATGTTTGGTATCCCTCTGCTTACAGGACCCGATCTAATGCGCAAGTTGTTGACGGCAGGGGTGACGGAATACGACGACAAGGAAGACAAGAAGCTCACAGGACATGCCGTCGGCAGGGTAGTGAACGTGGAAATAGACGGAAAGCTTGTGGGGGAAGCAGTAGTAGTAGACAACCCCGCCGTTTCTGCTGACGAGAGCAAAGGAAACTTAACAGAAGACGTAGCAGGGGGTGACCCTGGCCTGACGGAGGAACCCTTCACCGTGGAATTAAAGGAGACTACCAAGGAAGACGAGGAGGAGGCAGAGGAAGAAGAGGAAGAAGAGGAAGAAGAGGAAGAAGAGGAAGACTCACGGACGAAAGCCGATAGACTTGGTCTAGTGCTTAGACCAGAGGCAACGCCACCATATGCGTGTATCGATGTGGAAAGCTGTACAGGGGTGAAATGTGCTGAATGTCCTATGATTATAGATGAAGACAAGGCAGGAGAACCCACGACAGCTTCTGAGTTTGAAATAGTCGAAGCGCCAACGCCGTCGGAAGCGGACGACAACAACGAAACCCTGCCTAAAATAGATATGACGAGCAAGGATGGCGGCGAGGACGACGCGAACGACGAAGGCAAAGTTATGGGTCACGTAGATGACCACGTAGATGGGGCCACGGACGACGAGGAGACCGAAGCCGCGAAGGAGGAGACTCACGAGGAAGCAGTGCTGAGAAGGACGACTACAATTGCTGAGGGGGCTAAAGACCCGAAATTCGGTTGTGGAAACGTCAAGGAATGTGGCGGCATTCTATGCTTGGAGTGTCCTATAATAGTGCGCAACAAGGCAACAGAAGAGGCCGAGATAGAAGCGGCTAAGGCTAAAAGATCCGACGCGGACGAGGGCGAAGCGGGAGTAGAAGTGGAAGTAGAACCAGAAGTAGAACCAGACACAATAGAATGTGCTGCTTGTAGCGATGCTGGCGGCGCAGATCGGTCAGTGTACCATGATTCGCCTGAATGCCCTACAACTAACGCAGCAGGTACTGGCGACGTAGTCGTCGACGACCAGATGGAAGGACCGGTTGAAGGACCGGTTGAAGGCAGTGATGGTGCTGCAAACTGTCCAGACGCGGACGGCTGCAGCACCGAGCATTGCGAAAGCTGCCCAGTGGGCCAGAAAGAAAAAACCTGAACCCGAACCTGAGGATGAAACCGCAGACGGCGCAGACGGCGCAGACGCCCCCAAGAAACATCATATAACCTGCGACGACGTTGAAGACTGCGACGAACGATACGACTGCATCGGCTGTCCGGCATACTAGGAGGATTAAATTATGTTGCCCACCCCTAACGCTCTAGGACTTGGAAGCAAGTTCACGACATGGCAGCCAAGACAAGACGAAGTGGCTAAGGCCATCATGGAAGACGACGGCAACGGAACGCTAGTGGCTCAGTGTCCAACCGCGTTCGGCAAATCTCTAGCCTACGTGGCCGGCGCTTTGCTCAAAAAAGGTAGAACGTGCATACTGACTGGTACTAAAGGGCTACAAGACCAGCTAAACAAGGATTTCGGGTCTGGTGGAAAAGTTGTGGACGTTAGGGGTAGGGCAGCATTTGAGTGTAGAGTAATAAAGCGGTCATGTGCCATAGGGCCATGTAGGACTGGGTACAGGTGTAAATACGCTGAGGGTCAAAACGTAGTGCGCGGCAAACGGAAGATGTGGAAGGAGTTTGGCTGTCCATATCGGCAACAGTTATATGACGCTTCCATGGCACGAGTGGTGGTTACATCATACGCTATGTGGTTGGCTCACTGGAAGAAAAAGACGTTGGGCGAGTTCGATTACTTGATATGTGATGAGGCCCACGAACTGATGGACCATGTAGACAGTGCAGCAACTGTGTATGCGCACGACAAATGGTGTGGGGTGCCGCCTACGTCAGGAGGACAAAGGGCGTTAGTGGACTGGCTAGACGATGCTTACGATACAGTGGCGTTAAGGCTGGAAAAGGGCATCATGACGGATGGAGACCGAATAGCTATGACTGAGTTGAAATATGGACTTGAGGCCATAGCAGGGGCGGCATCCCATAGCGAGTTAATCATAGAACGCAAAAAGAAAGGAACGTTGCTCAGAGCCAAGGACACGCAGTGGTTAGCCGACGCAGCATTATGGCAGACGACTAGCGGAAGATTTCTTACGTCAGCCATCGTGACAGATAAGGTCCTTGAGATAGCAGGACCGCCAAAGCCCTGGAACGTCATCAGAACAGAACCACGAATAGAACAGTGGCGCAGACAGATAATCCACATCCCCACCGTAAGACTCAACTTCAAGACTGACACGCTAGAACTTAATAAGTGGCACGCCAGAATAGACCAGATAGCTGGGCCTAGAGTAGACCTTGGTCGCAACGGAATTATACACACACAGTCATACTCACGAGCAAAGCATATAATAAGTAGATCTAGGTTGAAGGACCTGATGTTGACGCATGACGACAGCGCCGGTCTGATGCTTGCCATGGAAGAGTTCAAGCATTACGCTGATAAACCTGAGGCCAGAATACTGGTGAGTCCGTCAGTATCTACTGGCCTTGACTTCCCGCATGATCAATGTAGGTGGCAGATAATCGCTAAATTGCCGTACCCATCCTCACAGGATTTGCTGCTTAAGGCCAGAGCTAAAGACGACGATGCATACATGAGTTATTTGACGTCGCTCAAGCTAGTGCAAGCAGCAGGAAGAGGCCCACGAGGATTGGGTGACTGGTGCGAGACGTTTATAATAGACGACTCAATTACGTGGTTCATTCGACGTTATGCTAGATTTCTGCCTAACTACTTCATAGACGCTATAAAAACGCTCAGGACGGTACCTAAACCACTAGACCCGCAACAGGAAGGAGAAAGACACGCGGCGTAAATTACGTAGTTACATCAGTTAAGTGTTTCACGTGAAACACGCCAAACAAAACGAATCAACAACGTATGTGCGGCAAAGGCCGTAAGGAGAATTGAAATGGGTGTAAGCATTAAACCGAGTAATTTATCATCTGGCGGCATACTCAACGATGTTGTTATGTCTGTAAGTTCATCCAGGTTCGAAATGTTCGCATTTGGCGATTCAGGGGAAAGACCGGCCATCGTGTTCAGAGGTGAAACTGAAGACGGCGAAGAACGCGTACAGGCTTGGAGTTGTGGCAAAGAAGGTGACTGGTCTCCAAGCGAAGACGGCAGAGAGTTGTTGCCCCTGAGCAGCAAAACAAGCCTGCACGAAAAGTCAAATGCTGGCATGTTGCTGGCGTCCTTGATTAACTCAGGCTTCCCTGAAGAGGACGTGGACGAAGACATTTCAGTGTTTGAAGGCGGCGAGTACCACTTTATCCAGGTAAAGCCCGAAGGCCGAGAGGATCTGGAAGACGAAGACGGCCACAAGCGAAAAGTAGGTACGGTGCCGATCGTAGATCAAATCGTCAACATGCCTGGGAAGGGTGGAAGCAAAGCCAGCAGCCGATCGAGCAAGACCAGCAAGTCCAGCAGCAAGACGGCTAAGGCCAGCAGCAAGGTTAAGCCTGCTGATAAGGCCAGCAGCAAGTCAAAAGCAACTGACAAGGGTGGTGACGATGACGAATCCCGCGCCAAGGCAGCTATCTTGGCCACGCTCGAAGAAATGGGCGACGAAGCCAAAGAGCAAGGCGTCAACCGTGAAGACCTCGGCAGCAGGGCGTACAGCAACGTAACAGGACGCGGCAAACAGGCAGTCTTGAACATCATACTGGACGCTGACTGGCTCGGCAGTGCCGATCATGCCGAAGACTGGGAATTCGACGAAAGCGACGACACCGTATACGCCGTATAGCGTGAAGTAACGCCAACAACGTAAAGGAAACTAAAACGCCCGTGATTCGAACAGATGATCGGGCGTTTTCCTTTGGTACCAAGGAGACTTAAAGGAGACACGCGGTGGTTGTAAATATGGAGCAGTTAAAGACAAAACACAAGCTCAAGGCAGGGAAAGACTCGAAAGTAAAAGAAAGAATCATTGTGGCGGTCGAGGGACTGGAAAAGCGAGGAAAAACCGACTTAAGCCTTTCAGCGCCAAAGCCTCTTGTAATTGTGAACTTGGACAAAGGGATTGAACACCTGCTAGCCGGTCGATATAAGGCCCACCGGTCTGGTATACTGGAGAAAGTAATCGAAAAACCTGCTAACATGAAAGAAGCGGCTAAGGCATGGGATGAGCTGAAAGGTACGATATTTGACGCGTTTGACTGTCCTGGCGTCAAGTCTGTAATACTGGATACCGAGTCTGACTCGTGGGACCTGATACAATTTGCGCGACTGAAGCCGATGGAGGAAGTAAAGAAGAGCGGCAAGAAAGAACACCATACATACAGATACGCGCCGGTGAACGCGGAATTCAGGATGTTAATCCACACAGCAAGAGAGACCGACAAGAACTTTATCTTGACGCGCAAACTTAGACCGTTATGGGTAGGCGACACAAGGACGAACAGGTTTGAACCGGTAGGACACAAAAGTACCGTATTTGACGTCGACGTAAATGTGCGAGTAAACAGAGATAGCAAGCCAGCCAAGGGCGGCGGCAAGGATGTGTTTTACGGCTTCGAAATCACAGACTGCGGCATAAACGGCGACGTGATAGGAGACGAATACTGGGGCGAAGACTGCGACTTGGGGGTGTTACTAGAGGAGCTGGTAGGATGAAGCGAATCATATACAAGTGCGACTTGTGCAGTCTTGAGAACGAAAAAGAAGCAGACGTACTGCCAGATGACTGGGTAACCGTCAGGATAAACACGGGCGTCACCGCGCTAGCCGAAGAGGACAGGCATTTATGCGGTAGTTGCAGTGAGGCAGTGGCAGATGTTGTGGATTCACTCTAATGGCTAAAGTTAAGGGATGGCCCAAAATTCTAGTGGATGACCGCACGGGGTCAAAGCACCTAGTGCCTCTGCTGCCTAAAGGCCGCGCCACGCTTACTAGGCTGGAAGCAGCAGACGCGGCGTTTCTAGGCAAGAACCCTGACGGGTCCGGCAAGTCTGTTATGATAGGCGTCGAAGTGAAGCGGTTAAGTGATTTACTTAACTCTATGGGGTCGGGCAGGTTGTCAGGTCATCAGATGGTCAAAATGCAAGAACTCTACCACGAGATACACTTAGTGGTGGAAGGTAAGTGGCGTGTAGATCCTAATACAGGGTTGATCATGGTATGGCGCATGAAGAAAGGAGGAGGGCAAATAGTTCCACTGCGCATAGGTAAGCGGACGTTCACAGGGTCAGCGCTGTACGGGTACTTGAACACGCTAGCGGTTATGTGCGGCGTACACGTCCATGAGGCTAGAGACCCTAATCATACGGCGAGTATAATTACGTTCTTGCATGCGTGGTGGCAGAAGGAAACGCACTCAAGCCACCTCAAGTGGCAGCGAGGAGTGGACAAAGCACAACTTAAAGCGCCCAGCTTGGTAGTGAGAATGACGTCAGAACTTAAAGGAGTAGGGCGCGACAAGGCCAAGGCCATAGCTAAGATGGCTAAAACGCCGAGAGGACTGCTAGAATTGACGGTAGAGGACCTGTTGACGGTGGACGGCATAGGCAAGAAGACTGCAGAGGACTTAATAAAGCAGCTTGACGGCTGAGAGGAGAAAAACAAGTGGCTATAGACGTAAACATAGCGAATGCGGCAGTGGCAGAGTACGACGCAGCAGCAACGGACAAGACGGCAGTGGAAGTTAGCGCAAACGACGCTCAAGCGTTGTTAACTGCCGCAATAACTAGAATAGACCAGTCACAAAAGATGCTTGGAGCGGCGCTAGCCCCTGCAAACATGGTGGATGGCGAAGAGCTGTACATGTGGTACAACGACAGAGTGTTCAAATTAATCAAGGATGGCGCAAGCGTCTCGGCAGTGGAGAGGGTGTAATCATGACAAGCAAAAGCAACGTAGGCAGCGTGACGGGAGTACCAGACAACGCGGCTATTAAAGCAGTAAAGCCGCAAATGGTGGCGTCATGCATCACGGTGGCGGGTGAGACTAAGGGCAACATAGAAGACTTGGTGGGACCAGTATACGTAGCTGGTACGTACAGGGCTGACACGCTAGCGGAAATAGATGCCAACATACAAAGAGCGCGAAGTTTGGCGCGTTGGTTATGGTCTCAGGGCTACGTGGTGTTTTGCCCTCACGCGAACTCAGGATATATGGACGGTGCAGCGCCAGACAGTCTATATATGGGCGGGTCTCTTTTCTTCCTCAAGAAGTGTGCGTCCGTCGTAGTGTTGAGTGGTTGGCAAGGATCGGAAGGTACCACCAGGGAAATAGCGTTGGCAAAGTCTCTAGGGATGCCGATATGGCTAGCTGACGTCGAGGGGTGGTGTAAGCACAATTGGGACCTAGAAAAGGTGTGTGCGGGAGACCTCAGCAAACTTACAAGGAAGAAAACGCCATGACGAACAACGGAAGCAACGACAACAGTGGTGGCAGATCTCTCAGAGAGATTAACCTGTCGCTTGAACGAAAAGAGGTTATGGCTAAGGCGTCGAGTAGTATAGACGAAGCAATTAAACGCGCAGTCAAGTATTTACCAGAGGATGCAGTGTTGGTATTGAGCGTTAGACGTGGCGAGTATAGCGTAACGCTGGAGACGCCTACTGATATGTCTGTTGGGGGAGTTAACGGCGGCGAAGGTGTGGAGTCGGACATAGACGCGGCAGTTAAGATAGCGTGTACGCTGGCAGACTAGGAAAGAGGGTAAAAATGGTACAAGTCTGTATGAAGCATAGCAGGGCTGTAGTAGTGTTCGGATCTCACATGCCTGAGGTACAAGCAGAATGCCCAGTGTGTGACGAGTTAGCCAACCTGAGGCAGCAGCTAACTGAAGCAATAAACACGCGTCTATGTATGGAATGTAGATTTGCGCCTACCAACGTCAAGGACGGCATGTCGTACTGTTATGAAGCCAAGATAGGACTGATGTCGACTTCTAGGGCATGCGCCAAATTCGAACCGAAGGAAGGAGAATAAATATGATAGACATGACGGTAAACGACTTGAAGTTGATATGTGAATTGCACGACAACGCACTTGTGGTGTTTGACCGACAACGTTGTATGGGCAAATGTCCTGTATGCGCTGCTGAGGCTAGGTTCAAGCAAAGAATAGCCGAAGATGCAGACGACCTGGAACAGCTACGTGATGGCCTGTTTAAGATAGAAACCATAGTCAGAGCCAAAAAAGTTGTAATATCAGACGGAAATCCAGAACGTAACAGCGTACCCCCACCTCCTGACGTGAAAGCACACCTACCGCAGACGTTAGGTAACTTGGGTCACGCGCCTGACGTACCTACACCCCAAGGCCCTTTGGCGGATAAAGGGCCTCTATAATGTCTTCTGCCCAGCTCCGTAAATGTCGGCGTTGTTCCCGTTTGTGCAAGTCGCGTAGTCGCGTAGTCCCTGGTCAAGGGTCGTATGACGCCCCAATAGTGTGGTTCGGTGAAGCTCCTGGCCCCAAGGAGGATGAAAAGGGTTGTCCGTTTATCGGGGCGTCAGGTGACGAGGTGGACGCGGCGTTAAACCACGTAGGGTTAGAGCGAGGAACACACGTACGCGTGGATAACGTCATTAGATGCAAGCCGCCAGAGGACGACACTGCTCCTAGATGGCACGAACTAAACAACTGCAGGTCATGGACTAACAAGGCGCTGGCTAGAATGGGCAACTTAAAGCTGATGGTGGCGTGTGGCGGCGCTGCCATCAGAACTTTTTTGCCTCAGATGAAAAATTATCGCGTGGAACAGATACACGGCATCTTGTATCGGCGCAAGGACGGCATGTTAGTATACCCCATGGTTCACCCTGCTGCAGGTATGAGGGACGCCGATTTCTTTGAGATGTGGTTGAGGGATGTGAAGGGCTTCAGGCCGATTGTTCGAGAGTTGATGGATACCGGCGACGTAAAAAATGCTCGTGTGGTAGGTGAGTGGGCGAATACGGGCAAATATCGGTGGGTAAACAAAGTTGACGAACTGAGAGACCTTATAACTGCCCACAACGTAAACGAGCCTATATCGCTTGACACTGAGTCCACTGCTGCGGGTGACCCCTGGACAGTCCAAATAACGTGGACTGAAGGAATAGGCTACATACTTGATGCAACCAACGTATTTATGGTGGGCGTGCTGAGGTTGGCGTTACACCGCAGAAACCAACTTGTGATAGCCCACAACGCCCCCTATGACCTCGACGTACTGGCCAAGCTGGAAATATACCCAAAGTTGATTCATGACACGATGGCCATGGCGTACTTGTTGGGTGAACCTCAGGCGTTGAAGACCCTAGCATTTAGGCGGCTTAACATGAAGATGCAAGACTATGAGGACCTAGTCAGCCCATTTTCTCGTGCCAAGTATATTAATTACCTGTGCAATGTTGCTGAACTTGAATGGTCACAGCAGCCCAAAGAACGACTCATCAAGGAAACCGCAGGCTACAGAATGAAGAAAATTACGCCTATACGTAAGCGGATAAAGAAGATACTAGATGATGCAGAAGCCAAGCCAGATGACACAGACGTACGAAAGCGTTGGAAGAGCGTCGAGCCTGAAGATGGCCGCGCCATGGTGGAAAAGGTCCTTGGTCCTATGCTGGGCGCAGACCTGCGCGACGTTCAGCCGCAGTCAGATGTGACCGAGTACGCAGGCAAAGACCCCGACGTCACGCACAGAGTATGGAAGCAACTAAATGCCGAAATAGACGAAACTGGCCAACGCGATGCATTCAACCGAGATATGCGAATGCTGCCTATGGTGGTGGACATGTCGCTTTCAGGTTGGGAAATAGCGCCGCCTGCTAAATTTAGGGAGCTTAGAGCCTTCTATACCAACATTAAGGACGAGGTGTTAGATGAGCTTAAGCGAGACCACGGAGTACATAGCAAGTTCAACCCTAATTCGGCCCTCCAGTGCGCTGAATACTTATTTGATCAGCTTAAACTCCCCAAAATAGACGGCAGGTCTACCAAGTCAGGTATACTCAAAGAATTAGCCGAGCAGAATGAAGCAGCACGCCTAATACAGGAGTGGCGTCACGCAGACAAGATGATTTCAAGCTTCCTTGACTCTATACTGGAGCACGTAAAGCCAGACGGTAGAGTACACGCCAGAATTAAGACAACCAGGGTAGTGACTGGAAGACTAGCCACGGCAGATCCAAATTTGATGGCACAACCTACGCGCACCAAGGAGAGTAAACGAATCCGTGAGTGTTTCGTTGCTGGTAAAGATTGCGTGTTGGTGTCGGCAGACTATAGCCAAGTAGAACTTAGAGTGTTAGCTCACGCGGCTAGAGTGGAGCGCCTGATACGTGCGTTCATTGAAGGAGACGACCCGCACGCCATAACGGCAGCAACCATGTTCAACATCCCGCTAGTAGAAGTGCAAGAGAAGCTGCATCGGTACCCAGCCAAGCGCACAGGCTTTGGTGTGGTGTTCGGCATCAGCCCTGAGGGACTGCAGCGTACTATGATAGAGGCTGGGATACCCAGAAGTCAGTGGCCGCTTGAACGTTGTGCTGAATTAATATACAACTATAAGTACGAGACGTACCCAGAGGTCGGGGCGTTTATGTCTAGAGTAGCCGCAGAGGCTAAAAGGTGTGGCTTTGTAGTGGACATGTTTGGCCGACGTAGGCCAGTTCCTCACGCCAAGTCAAAGGCTAGGTGGTTGCGCAGAGCTGCTGAACGTGAAGCAGGCAACGCACCTATACAGTCAAGCGCACAGGGTTACATGAAAGAGGCTATGGGGCGCATGGTGCCAGTATACCGCAAATGGCGCAAAAGAAACTTTACGTGTGATCCGGTCATGCAAATACATGATGACTTAATAATGCGAGTGCACAAGAGCATTGTGAATGACTTTGTGCCTGAGATGGTGGATATAATGGAAGCTGCAGACGTGTTTGCCGGTAAGCCGTTAGACATGGGGCTTAAGGTAGACGTTAAGGTGTCTGACTTAGACGGCAATGGATGTTGGGCCAACATGGAAAAGTGGAAAGCGTAACTTAAACCTAAAGGAGACTGGTTATGGCGATGGAATATGACGACAAACTAGACGAGACTACCATCGAGTGTGACAACCTGAGCTGTGACAAATTTGATGTTAAGCGTGGGGGCGAAACCAGGGAAGAATTTAAAGCCATAGCGAGGGACTTCAGAGATGCTGGCTGGCTCAAACGCAAGAACGACGAAGGCGACTGGGAAAATTACTGCTGCCAGAAGTGTAAGAACGTAACTATTAGACGCGAAACGGCGTTAAAGGCTAAGAAGATGTCGCAGGACATACTGAATGGAAAGAATGTAGGACCGAGAAAGAACACCCACGGATGGTAGTTGTTCCGAGAAAAGATATACGACGGGTGGTAGTTGTTGCACGAAATAGTGTATGACCGAAAAACAGTACCCACCCGTTGGGGTCGTTACACGAAGCAACATACGACGGGTTGTGTAGGAGACGCCCCAAGGGTTAACATATAAATGTACGTACACGTATTAACACTCAAGCACAGGAGAAAAACGGATGACGCCCAAAAAGAAAGAAGTATTACCACCTCCAGCATGCCACGGACCACAAGATAACCAAGAACAGTGGCGTGGAGGTGGTCTTGTTGTGCCGCTCCCGGTAGATCACGTAGACAGCAGGGGCTGTGATGACTGGGACGACGGGGAATCGGGTTTCTTCGGCGACAACTAAAAGTATGGCGTGCGCACGCTAACACTCTAACCTCTTGGGAGGAAAACGAAATGCAAAAAGGTAAGTTTAACATCGTCATTGGTGCTCAGGCAGGGTCTGAGGCTAAAGGTAAACTGGCGGCATGGGTAGCAACCAACGGAGACGTTAACCCAGACGCGATATTCATGACGTCATCGCCTAACGCAGGCCATACGTTGTGGATCGGTGACGCAAAGTACGTGTCGTACCACCTACCGGTCTCGTGCATAACAACAGAGTGTCCTGTGTTACTCGGACCAGCGTCCGTCATTAATCTAAACAACTTAGCCAAGGAGGTCAACGCACTCGGCATCGACCCGTCCAGGATTCATATTCATCCACGAGCGTCACTCATTACGTCGGACCATTTAGCAACTGAAATGGACATTGGCCTATCAGGGCTAGGTTCTACGCTTCAGGGTGTAGGGGCTGCCCGTGTAACCAAGATGATGAGAGGACACGCAGGCAAAGTGGCGCTAGCCGAAGAAAGCGCAGGGTTTTTGCAGAATTTGGGGTTCATGTTGGTAGATACGACCGTTGAGCTGAGCGCTATGCGAATGAACGGGCTAACCGTCCTGTGTGAGATGACGCAGGGATTTGACCTAGACCTCGAACACGGCATCCACCCCACATACTGTACGTCTAAGATGGTTAATCCCGCCATGGCTATGGCTGAGGCAGGAGTGCCGCCGTCTTGGGTGGGTGACGTTTATGGCGTATTTCGCCCATACCCGATTCGTGTAAATAACCGTACTGGGTCCTCTGGTCCATACTACGGCGCAACTGAAATATCGTGGGCGCAAGTGGCTAAGAAATGCGAGTATACAGGCCCAATGGAAGATTTTGCCGAAATCACCACGACGACGAAGCTGCCTCGCCGCGTATTTACGTGGTCTAGTTACAGATTTGACCATTTTATGCGCGTATGCGCCCCCACTGTGTTGTGCCTGCAGTTCGCTAACTACATTGACTGGTCAAACCACGAAGAGACCGATTACAGCTTATTGACCGCCAAGACCCACAGGTTCGTCCACGACATTGAGCAGAACTACGGCGTTCCGGTTAGGTATATAGGTACCGGCAAAAAGCATGAACATATGATCGACCGTGGAGAACTTGAGGTGTCGCGATGAGTGGCAGCCTAGACGGCAACACCGAAAAAGAAGGAATAGTCAGCCTGATAAACATGGACGCGGCCAAAGAATTTGTGGCTAAGCTTAAGATGAGAGAAGCGGAGGACATAACGGAAGGCGCGACAGGGGCAGATGCCGAGTTCAAACGCCTACAAGGTCTGGCCGATAGAGCAGGCGAAGCAACCAACGCGTACGCGCCAGAACTGCTGACCAGAGAACACGAGGCAGCCGAACACGATGATGAGGTAGGCCAGCCTGTGACCAAGATGCACGCAGACGTAATGGCCAAGTGTCCTACTCTGGCAAAGCTCATCAACGAAGGCGGCGAGGACGCCCCAAAGCCTAAACTCCCTCCTTTGTGTATAGGCTTAGAGGCCAACCGAGAGCTTGACCCAGCATTGAATGGTCTAGCCTCTACGCGCCCCTACATGGCTGAACTTATTCCACCTTTAACGATCCTTGAAGTATCGAGAGTTATGAAGGAAGGCATCGCTACAGGACATGAGCGGGAAGGTTGGCGCAAGCTGGCCACTGACGTTCACGTAGGCCGCGCCATTGTTCATTTATTTGCGTGGCTGGCAGGTGACCGCAGCAATGATCATTTAAGCCATGCCGTATGTCGCGCCATGTTCGCGTGCGAAATAGAGACCAAAGCGTACCACGAGAAGCTATTGGCTGAAGCGATAGAAGAACTAAAGAAGGAGAAGGAGGCAGAGGAGGCAGAGGAGGCAGAGGAGGCAGAGGAGGCAGAGGAGGCAGAGGAGGCAGAGGAGGCAGAGGAGGCAGAGGAGGCAGAGGAGGCAGAGGAGGCAGAGGAGGCAGAGGAGGC